CGCTTCGAGCCGCTTATCGGTGATCCAGGTGACGGTGCTTCACCGAGCTGCGCGATCGTGGACGAATATCACGAGCATCGGACCTCGGCCCAGTACGACACCAAGCTGACAGGGATGGGCGCACGGCGTCAGCCGCTGATGTTCATCATCACCACCGCCGGAGACGATATCGAAGGGCCTTGCTACGACAAGCGACGCCAGGTCGTAGAGATGCTGGCCGGCACTGTGCCCGACGAGGAATTGTTCGGCTGGATATGGACTCTCGACGAGGGGGATGACTGGACCGATCCGAAAATGCTGGCCAAGGCCAATCCGAATCACGGCGTTTCGGTGTTCCAGGAGTACTTGGAAAGCCAGCAGGCAAGGGCCATTCGGTCAGCGCGGTTCGCCAACACCTTTAAAACCAAGCATCTCAACCTGTGGGTCAGTGCGAAGTCCGGCTTTTTCAACATGGAAAGCTGGAAGGCCTGCGAAGATACCACGCTGACGCTCGAACAATTCGAGGGCCAGGAGTGGATTGCCGGTTTCGACTTAGCGCGCAAGCTGGACATGAACTCAAGGGCGCGCCTGTTTTGGCGGGTTATCGACGGCAAGACCCACTATTACTGCATCGGTCCGAAATTCTGGGTGCCTTACGACACTGCGTACAACACCGACAACAAGCGAATGTCGGAGCGCTTCCAGGCTTGGATCAACTCGGGCCATTTGGAAGTTACCGACGGCGCGGAGATCGATTACCGCGAGATCCTCGAGGACACCAAAGAGGCCAATCACCAGGCGCCCCTCAGGGAATCGCCTATTGACCCGCACGGTGCGACGGGTCTGAGCCACGACCTGGACGATGAAGGCTTCAACCCCATCACGATCACGCAGAACTACACCAACATGTCCGACCCGATGAAGGAGCTCGAGGCCGCGATCGAGTCTGGCCGCTTCCATCATGACGGGAACCCGATCATGACTTGGTGTATCGGCAACGTCATCGGCAAGACCCTGCCCGGCAACGACGACGTGGTGCGTCCGATCAAGCAGGGCGACGATAACAAGATTGACGGGGCGGTGGCGCTGATCATGACGATCGGCCGTGTGCTTGTAGATGCGGCGCAAAACACCACCGAATCTTTCATGGACTCAATCCGGAATCCAATAATCGCATGAGCGTGCCATTGATGTTTTTCATCCTTACGGCGTTGGTGGGTTTCGGCCTGCTCGTTGGTGGAGTCTTTATCCTGTTCGGCAGCGGGTGGGCGCTTATCGCCGCGGCTGCATCGATGTTTCTGATTTCCGGCTTCATTCAAAAAGGTCTAGCAGGTGAATAAATCTCTCTCGCTGGTCCTCGGCAGGTCTGCGGCCAAGCCGATCAGGTCGCTCGGCGACTGGACGGGGAAAGCCATCCGCCTGAGTGATGGTGGGTTCTGGGGCGCATTCCTGGGCAACCAGTCCAGCTCCGGTAAATCGGTGAATGCCGACAACGTCATGCGCCTCTCCACTGTTTGGGCCTGCGTACGGATCATTTCCACCTCTGTCGCTGGCCTGCCACTGGGAGTATTCCGGCGCAAGGCCGATGGCGATCGTGAGGACGCGCGAGATTTCTCGCTGTACGACGTCATCCACAGCAGCCCCAATGAGGACATGACAGCGTTTCAGTTCTGGCAGGCGGTGGTGTCGTCGATGCTGCTCTGGGGTAACGCGTACTGCGAAATTCACCGATCAGGCGGCCGGGTCATTGCTTTGGACTTCCTCCTGCCTTCCCGTGTGGATCTGGACGTCGATGACGACGGGCGCCTGGAGTATTGGTACCGGCCCCGCAAAGGGCCTCGCCGTCAGATCGCCCGCAGCGATATGTTGCATATCCCTGCCTTCAGCATCGATGGGCGAGTGGGAATGTCCGCGATCCGGTTCGGCTCAGAGGTCTTCGGGGCAGCAATGTCTGCCGACGACGCCGCGAACGGCACGTTCAAAAATGGTCTGCTCCCAACTGTCGCTTTCAGCGTTGACCGAGTCCTCAAGCCTGATCAGCGAGAAGAGTTCAGGGAGTACGTCAAAACGGTGTCCGGCGCAATGAATGCCGGAAAGTCGCCGGTCCTTGAACAGGGCGTGAAGGCTGAAACTATCGGTATCAATCCGGTAGATGCACAGCTGCTTGAGTCGCGCGGTCACAGCATCGAGGAAATCTGCCGCTGGTTCGGTGTCCCGCCGTGGATGGTGGGTAAAACAGATGCTGGCAGTAATTGGGGGACCGGTCTTGAACAACAGATGATCGCGTTCCTGACTTTCTGCATCAGCTCGATCACAAGCCAGATTCAGCAGTGCGTCAATAAGCGGCTGATCACACCGGTCGACCGGCGAACCTACTACACCGAATTCTCGCTGGAGGCCTTTTTGAAAGCCGACAGTGCGGGCCGCGCGGAGTGGTATAGCAAGATGACCCAGAACGGAATCATGACGCGTGACGAATGCCGCGTTAAGGAGAACCTCCCACGCCACGGCGGCAACGCTTCGGTGCTCACTGTTCAGACCAACCTTGCACCAATCGACAAGCTCGGACAGTCCACCGATGGGCAAGCCGCTCAAAATGCTTTGAAAAACTGGCTCGGCCAGGCCCAGGAGTAACCATGCCATTGAATGTAAATGCTCGCAGTTTCAACTGTGAGCTGAGCCCGCGCGCGCTCGATTTGTGGAATCCGGATTTGCGCGCTGCGCTGGAGGCCGGGACCGATACGATCACCATGTACGGGATCATCGGCGAAGACTGGTTCGGAGAGGGCGTCACGCTCAAGCGCGTCGACGCTGCACTGCGCTCCATCGGCGACAAGCCGGTAACCGTCTATATCAACTCGCCTGGCGGTGACATGTTCGAGGGGATCGCGATCTACAACCGTCTGCTTGAGCACTCCCAAGAGGTGACGGTCAAGGTTCTGGGCTTGGCCGCTTCGGCCGCTTCGGTGATTGCGATGGCTGGCGCCAAACGCGAGGTCGCCAAGACCGCGTTCCTAATGATCCACAACTGCTGGACCTATTTCGCCGGCAACCGCCACGCCATTCGCGAGCTTGCCGACACGATGGAAGAGTTCGACCGCGCGATGATCAGCCTGTACGCAGACACCAGCGGCCAAGATGAGTCCTCGGTGGAGAAGATGCTTGACGCGGAGACCTACATGAACGGCTCGAATGCCGTTGAGAAGGGGTTCGCTACCGGCCTTATCTCAGCATCCGAAGTGGAGCAAGCTCCCAGCGAAGAAGGTAATCAGGCCCGCTCAGCTCGCAAGCTTGACGCTGCGCTGGCCAAATCAGGGATGCCGCGCAGCGAGCGCCGCAAGCTAATTTCCGAGATCAAGACCAGCACGCATAAAGCTGCTGGCGGCGACACGCTTCGCGCTGTCGTGCCGGGCATGCCTAGCGCTGCCCTTGATGTATCCGCGTTTGAAGAAACCGCAAACCAGGCATCGGCACTCCGGGGGCTTATCCCTGGCTGCTAAACGGCTAACACCGCCACCGATCATCGACCGCCCAATTGGCGGTTTTTTCATTTCTGAAAGGACAAAACCATGCCTCAAGATCTTTCTGCAATCGAAGCGTCGCAGAAGCAAACCCAAGCCGATCTGAAAGCCGTCGGCGATCAGATCAAAACCTACGCCGAGCGCACCGAGAAGGAAATCAAGGCCTCGGGCGAAATGCAGGCTGATACCCGGGCCAAGGTGGATGAACTTCTCAATAAGCAGGGCGAGCTGCAGGCTCGTATGCTTGAAGCGGAGCAAAAGCTGCTCAACGCAAACTCCGGTCGTGATCGTGGTGAGCGGCAGCAATCTGCGGGTGAGCTGGTAGTAGCCAGCGAGCAGATGCAGGGCGTCAATGCCTCATTTCGTGGCTCCCGCCGGGTCTCCGTGCCCCGCGCCGCCATCACCTCCGTACCGGCCTCCGGTGGTTCTCTGGTTGCGCCTGACCGCCGGCAGGAAATCATCATGCCGCCTGAACGCCGCCTGACGATTCGGGACCTGATCGCACCAGGTACGACCACCAGCAACTCGTACGAGTACGTTCGCGAGACTGGTTTTACCAATAACGCCAAGCCGGTAGCTGAGAACACCGCCAAGCCTTATTCCGAACTCACGTTCGAGTTGGTTAATGCGCCTGTGCGCACCCTTGCGCACCTGTTCAAAGCGAGTCGTCAGATTCTCGACGATGCCGCTGCGTTGCAGAGTTACATCGATGCCCGTGCACGCTACGGTTTGCTGACGGTTGAAGAAGTTCAGTTGCTGTACGGAAACGGCACCGGTGCCAACCTGCAAGGGCTGATGACACTGGCCGAAGCCTATGCTGCGCCAGCAGGTATCGTCGTCGCTGGCGAGCAGCGTATTGACCGCATCCGCTTGGCACTCCTGCAAGCGGAACTGTCCGAGTTCCCAGCCGACGGCATCGTTCTGAACCCGATCGATTGGGCCGCCATCGAGCTAACCAAAGACGGGGAAGGTCGCTACATCGTGGGTCAGCCGCAGGAGGGTACCGCCGCTCGTTTGTGGAATCGCCCGGTCGTTTCGACTCAGGCCATGCAGCAGGACGACTTCCTCACCGGCGCTTTCCGCCTGGGCGCGCAGATCCTCGATCGCATGGAGATCGAAATCCTGATCTCGACCGAGAACGCCGACGACTTCGAGAAGAACATGGTGACCATTCGCGCAGAAGAACGTTTGGCCTTTGCCGTGTATCGCCCAGAAGCGTTCGTTACTGGTTCGCTGACCGAAGCGGCTGGCGGCTAACTCATTCACCAAGGCGCCCGAGCGGCGCCTTTCGGAGAACCTATTTATGGCTACTGATACCGAAGACAAGAAAGCGGCCGCACGCCGTGCCGTCGCCAAATCCGAGGATGAAGCGAAAAGCGAATCTGGTGCACAGTCAAGCGGGAGTACCCTGGAGGTATTCCCGCTGCGTTCGTATCAGGACGAGGGCGAGATCAAGCGCCGCGGTGGTCCGGGCTACAGCGTTCCCAAACGTCATGCTGACCAGCTGATCCTTGCCGGCCTGGCTACGGACAAAAAGCCGAAGGTCTGACATGAACGTTATTTCTACAGACCAAGGGATGCAGCACCTGCGTGCGGACGAAGATGACCGTGAGTATGTGGAGCTACTGATGGCTGCCGCAGAGGACAGCGCGGCCCAATTCATGAATCGTCGCTTCTATCCTGACGTCGATGACTGCTGCGGTTTTGGACGGAACGGCAGGGGCAGCCCCGGTACTTATCAACCCCTCTATTCGAGCTGCGTGTTTGCTCATCCTGGGCAACTTGTACTCGAATCGTGAAGACGTGTCAGTTGGTGCGGCTTACAGCGAGCTACCAACAGGCTCCCGCTCATTGCTGACGCCGTATCGAATCGGCTGGGGGATCTGAATGCGCGCTGGCCAGCTCCGACATCATGTGACGGTCCAGCGGATTGGATACACGCAGGACCCTATCACTGGCGAAATGAGTCCCTCGTGGCTTGATGTGATGAAGGTCTGGGCAAGCATCGAGCCTTTGTCCGCACGGGAGTTCATCGCCGCTTCGGCAAGTCAGTCGGAGGTGTCTGCTCGCATCGTCATTCGTTACCAACTCGGTATCACATCTGCAATGCGCGTAGTTCACCGAGGCAAAATCTACAACATTGAAGGCGTTCTGGCTGACAAGGTCAGTGGGCAGGACTATCTCACGCTGCCAGTCAGCGAGGGCGTCAGCAATGGTTGATACAGTAGAATTCAGCCTCACCGGCATTGATTCGCTGGTGTCCAAACTGGAAGCAATCAGCTACGACGCCAAGCGCAAGGGCGGCCGCTCCGCGCTTCGCAAGGCAGCTCAGGTTGTCGCGGATGCCGCCAAGCAAAACGCCAATCGGATCGACGACCCGAAAACAGCCGCCGCTATCTACAAGAACATTGCGCTTCGATGGAACGGGAGGTTGTTCAAGACCAATGGCAACCTCGGGTTCCGAGTTGGCGTGCTTGGTGGGGCGCGGATTCCTAAATCGAAGCCGAAAGGTGAAGACTCTGGATACCCTGGCGGCGACACGCGTTATTGGGCGTTCGTCGAATTCGGCACTTCCACCGCCGCTGCGAAGCCGTTCATGCGTAACGCGCTGGCGGACAACATCAGCCTCGCCACAAACACGTTCATCACTGAATACGAAAAGGCCATCGACCGGGCAATCAAGAGAGCGGCCAAGAAAGGGACGACAGCGTGAACTCAGCCCCGATATTCGCCGTCTGCGCAGCTGATGCCGGCGTGACCGCGCTGCTTGGCGTGTCTCCGACCAGGCTCTACCCATTTGGCGAAGCGCCAGAGGGCGTTGCCAAGCCATATGCCGTCTGGCAATTGGTGACGGGCAGCCCTGAAAACTACCTCGCCGGCCGCCCGGACATGGACGGATACACGCTGCAGGTCGACGTGTACGGCACGACCGCGGCGACGGCCCGTCAGGTGACCGCTGCGATCAGCACCGCCATCGAGTTGAAAGCGTACGTCGCCCGCTGGGGCGGCGAGAGCAAGGACACCGAAACAAAGCTCTACCGGTCCAGTTTCGATATCGACTGGCTCGTCCCTCGATAGCCATACCAAAAACCCAAGGCCCGCCATGTGCGGGTTTTTTTGTGCCCGACATTTGGAGATCACCATGTCGATTCTGTCCCAAGGAACGCAGATTTACGCCCTGGTGCCGCCACTCACCGGAACTGGCCCGATGACAGTGCTGGCGATTGAGTGTGCAACGGCTTTCAGTCCGGGTGGCGCACCCGCTGACCAGATCGAAGACACCTGTCTGGAAGATCAGGAGCGTAGCTATAAAAAAGGTCTGCGTACTCCCGGTCAGGCGTCTCTGACCATCAATGCTGATCCGAACAATGCGAGCCATATCCGCCTGCATCAGCTGTCGGAGGCAAACGGCGATACCACGATTCACTGGGCGGTGGGCTGGTCAGATGGCACGGCAGCTCCCACGCTTAATACCGAGGGGGATGATTTCGAGCTGCCAGAAACGCGCACCTGGTTCACCTTCAGCGGCTACGTGGCTGACTTCCCGTTCGACTTCGCAGCAAATACCGTTGTCAGCACCGCTGCAACCATCCAGCGTTCGGGCGGCTCCGCCTGGATCCGCAAAACTACATAAGGCCTGGGCATGAAGCTGAATCTCGAAACGCTCAAGACGGTCGGTGCTTTCACTGGCCGGCCGGTTGAAAAGGACATCACCTGGATGCAGGGCGACCAGGAAGTGACCGCAACCGTGTACATCCGGCCTCTGGGATATCAGGCGGCGGTCAGCGAGGTGATTGCCTCCGGCGGCAAGCACGACAGCATTGCCGGGCGCATCGCGGCGAGCATCTGCGACGAGAACGGCGTTGCGGTGTTCACGGTGGCGGATATCACCGGCGAGGCAGATTCAGAGCGTGGCGCGCTTGACGGCCGCCTGACGGTGGCTCTGTTGGCCGCAATTCACCAGGTCAACAACATGGGAAAGACGACGAGCTCTCCGAACTCGACGAGCTCTGGCACGAACTCGCGATCAGCTTCGGCTGCACGATCGCGGAAGCCCAAGAAAGGCTGAGCCTGCGCGAGTTCAATGGCTGGGTGAAGTACCGGCGATTGCGCGGGTCCCTGAACATCGGCATGCGGGTGGAGCGGGGCGCCGCGCT